GCTGTCCCAATATCAGCAACGGTAGTCTGTGTATAAGTGCCAATATTAGCATTAACATAAGCAAATGCCGGATATTGTGGAGTAGTAGGAGCAGTTGCCGTATCAAATGTTAATCCTACTAAAGTAGTAATAGCAGTTGAGGATTTCTGTATTGCTCCCTTTACCGAAGCATCGAGAATAACCGCATTGTTTAATTCCTGTGGAAAGTTACCGATAAATTCATCTGCGTAATTTACGACAGGATAATTAAGTGCAATTATACTACCGCCACTTGGTTTTACATATCCGATACCACTATCAATATAAAATACAGGGTCTGTCGCAATAGCATAATAAATTGAATCGGTATCAGCCACTTGTGCTTTTAATCCACTATCTACTTGCCTTGCTTCATATCCCGATTTATTAGCCTTGACTATTCTTGCACTTTGAACATTGACACCACTTCCCGCATCAGTTAATGATACAGTATATTTGTCGGCTTTACTTAATGGCAATATATCTACAATCTTCCTTGCAGAAGAAGTAAGCCAATCAGTTAATGATGCCGTATCAGAAACCGTACCGATATATGCCATTACACGATTGCCGAGTGTCATATTATACTACCGTACCGACAGAAGTTCCACCCGTAACCGTATAACCAAGAATAGTTAAATTTGAAACCGTTAACGTATCGTAAGCCGCCGCCAAATATTTTGCATCATCTAAGGTTATCACGACCGTAGCGACCCCAGCAACAAACGTAATTGTTGTAGATGCTATTGTTGCATAATGCGGAGTTAATGAATCGGTAATGGATAATTTAGAAGCATAAGCGGCATTTAGCCAAGTATGAGTAGCACCCGCCGCTGTTTGTGCCGTTACCGTTACTGTTCTATCCACCTGATGAGCTTGTGAATCTACCTCGGTAGTTGCAGGTAAAATACTTAAAACTATATCACCCGATAAAGCTTTACCAATTAAAGCATCTTTAGCCGCCAAAGCAATCTGTAGATCGTTATTTGTGTCTGTTAAGTTCATAGCATTATTGGCAAGTAACTTTTCAGTCGTTGTCATATTGCTTATAAAATTAAAGAACTCTTGAAAAACTGCGTTCATTCTGACCTCTTAATAATAGGGGTGATATTGCTACCACCCCATAGTTAAAAAATACTACTAATCAATATCAGTATTGACTTTAGTAGCGTAGTGAAAACGACCTTTACCACTTGTGCCTAAGTTTACACCACCCGCCGTATTAATGGCAAGTCTGTAATAAGGTGCGTAAATAGACGAAAGGTCGACTAAGTAAGCCTGGATTCCGGTTGAGCCAACAGAGCTTAGTGTCGCTACGGTTGCCAAAGCGACCCAAGTCGTACCGTCAAACGAACCCTGCATAATGAAATTAGGGGTTACGCCCGCAAATGCAGTTGTAACTTCAAAAGCTACAAGCACTTTCTTCTGACCTAATTCATGTGAGATTGCCGAACTTGCAAGAGTATCAGCCGTACTCGAAAGTACAGTAGAAATATTACTTACATTATAGACATATCCGTTCACGTTTTTCCCAGCGGGAGTACTAAATGTTGATGTTATTGTTGCCATAGTTTAGTTCTCCTTATTCGCTTATGTACATTAATTTGTGAGCCGCAATATTAGTAATACCATTACCAACCTGCGAAATCCATTCATCTTTCTGCAAGAGCGGATTATTGTCGGTTTTGATATTCTGTGCATATTTAAGCGGTTCGTATTCTGCGTAGAACATATTCTCAGCAGACGGAGCGAAACCATGACCAGCCCACGGACTGTCATCAAGTGATTGTGTCGGTACTAACTGCAAGATACCTGAAGGAGTTTCAAGTTCACGGAAATTAAAGCCTAAACGACCTGATTTCGTGTTCGAGAACATACCAACAAGATTCCAATTAGATTTACCGCTAAGACCATTACCGCCCGGCCCCGACATCTTTGACCAATAATTCATCAACTTATATCCAGCGAACAAAGGCTGTGCCTTTTTCTCGTTGTATTTAAGGATTTTGTATGAATCATCGACAAAGTTTGAGTAGGTATATGATGCCGGATTGATTGCGAAAATGTTCTGGTCAATCGAAGATGAATCGCTTGAACCGTAATCAAGGATTGCCGAAGCAATACCATAAGATGTACGGATAACATTACCATCGGAATCAGTTACAACGCCATCGCCAAATGTATCTGTCCCATCGTGTCCTAAGTTAGTTCCGATTGCAGAGGTCGAGAACATAAGTTCAAGTTCTGTCAATTTCTGATGTGTTTTAAGAGCAACATCACGTAAACGGAGAAGTTCTTTAACTTCGCCACGTAGTGCCGCTTTCTTTAATACATCGGTAATCTGAACAGAAGTTCTCTGAATACCGCATTGATTCCAAACGGTTTTAAGTTCGTTCTGAATTGCTTCCGGTGCGCTTGAACCTTCACCAAATGCACTACCAACTACTTCTAAAAATGCAGGGTCGGGGATTGTGAAAGCCGCTTTACCAACATTCTTTACATAAATTGAAGTACCACTTGTGAATGAATAAACTACAACCTGTCCCAAACGTGGTTGTTTAGGCTGTGGAGTAGTTGCGCCATCTGATGCGTAAACATCACAAAGCAAACCAACAATACCGCTTGTAAGCGTTGAAGGCATACCCATTGAATAAGTCGTAGCAACAGTCAATGCGACTGCTGAGTTACCTGCGCCTGTACCAATGGATGCTCCACCTGTTGAATAGAAATATTGACGTTGCCACGGCGGTCTAAATTCAAACATTTTGAACTGTGGGTCGGGCAATCCGGTTTTTTTCTGACCATTACGAGTAAAAGTCAGATAGGGTGTAACACTTTTCATTAGTTCGTGTACAACCTGTGGTTCGGGGTAGAAATCCCTGCGGTCTGTATAAAGTACGCTTGAACTTCCACCGTTATAAAGTTGTTTCTCTATCGCTGACACTTTATGTGCCTCCTATATTAATTCTGAAATATCCGAACCACGGTTACAGTTATTTAAAGTCCGTAGTCCGGCACTCTGCCATTTTTTAATTGTTCACCAAACTGCTGATTAGCATCAAGACCAATTTCTTCATTCTCTGCGCCCACACCCGGAGGTAATGGTTGAGTATGTTTAGCCTTTGGCTTCGCAGGTTTGGCTTCTTGCTTGTGCGTTCCTTTTCGTACTCTAAAAGAAGTAATCAAAAATTCGGGGTCTCTGCTTTCAGGCGAATTGAAATAGTAATTAAACATTTCTTCCGCTTCATCAGGCTCTGCACCTTTTTGAACAAATCCATTAATCAAATCTGCTTTGTACTTCGCATAAGCGTGTTGTGATGCTTCCGCTTCTTGTTGTTTTCGGAATATATCAGCGTTCCGCTTTTCAATTTCCAAATCATAATTTGACTTAGAGAACTCATATTCACGCCAAGCATCATCGTATTCTTCTTTTGCTTGAGCGTACTGATAAGAAAGGCTTGACGGGTCATTGAGTGCATCAATCGGGTCATAGTCCTTTGGCTTAACAGGCTTTTGAACTTTAGGCGGTATCGGTCTATCCAAAACAGGTAATTCCGGCTCTTTAGGTTTTTCAATCTTCGGAGGTTCCGCTGATGGTGTATCTGCAACAGTCTGCGGTTCAACACCTTTATCTGCTTTGAGTTTTTCCAACTCTGCCTGAATCCGCAAGCGTTCATTACGCTCTTGGTTGTATTTAGACTGAAAATGCTTTACAGATTTTTCTTCTTTATCTGCACCTTCAACTTTTTGAACAGGTTCATCTTGAGTCTGTTCCGGTTCTTTTTGTGGTTCTGTTTCTGTTTCTACTGTTTCTGTGTCAACCTTATCCGGCACTTCTTTCTTTGTAACGAATGTATCATTAGAAAGTAAATTAGCCCGTTCTTCAAACGACAATTCTTTCGTTTCGTCTGCCATTGTGTTTTCTCCTTTGATGTGTTACTGCTTGTTAATCTTTAAGCCCGCTTAACCTATTTGGTTGCCTTAACTTAAAGCAAGTGTTTAACATTGGAAAACTATTCTTCCTCTTGCATCGTTTGTTCTTCGCCACCCTGCGCTTCAAGTGGCATCTGTTTTGATGCTTCGGTCAATCTCTGTTCAAATCCTGCCAACATAGAAGCTAATTCTTTATGGGAATTACGCACCCCATCTTCCATTCTTGCTTTGGAAATCTGTGCTTGTGCGGCGGCTTCATTGGCAATTTTATTGATTTTGGTTGTAAATTTCTCAACTTGAACCTTTTGGTCTTTACCAATAAGTTCTCTTTGCAAGGTCTGTAATTGTCCCTGCATATCTTTAATAAATTTCTGTGATTCCTGCAAAGCCTGTTGTAATTGCGCTTCTCTATCCTGCTTTGCAATAATTTCATCAACATTTTCAATTTCCGACATTTCAAGTATCGGTGTTGGGTCTTTAAGAACACCTTCGTGATAAAGATTAAGATAGTATTCACTCTTAGCCGCACGATTGGTCGGTAGCATAGAACCACTTAACATTACTAAATCACACTTGCCAAGCGTCATATCATTGACAATTTCTTTAACGCCTAAATCAGTAGTCTGCTCTTCATTAATTGCAACGGTAGCGATTTTATGATTAGGTTTAATAACCCTAATTATCTTGCGTTCATCGTAAACGTGAGGTATATAATCACTAACAACTGTTGCTAATTGATTAATGGATGCTTCAATATCAGCCTGTATTGAACGTGAACGCACACTACCGGCTTCAAGTAAGGCATAAGTACCGCCTTTTGTGCGTGGTGCGTTATCCATATTACCATCTTGTACCGCATAAGAGCCTAAAATACGCTGAATTTGATTGATTAAGTTCAATCTCTGCTGATAAAGGCTATTACCCATCTGTCCTAATTGAACTACAATAGGCACACCGCCTAATTCAGGATCATATTCAAATAATTGCGGTCCGGATTTCTTCCATTTTTCCTCTAATTCACCACGATTTTGCGTACCACGAGGTATAAAAGCCTTTGGAGAAGCTAATGCCGCATTATAATCAAGGATAATCGAGTCAATAACATTAAGCATCTGCTGTAATGGTTTAACTAATCTTACATCACCCTGCGGATATGGGCATCTGTTGTGATACCGCATAAAAGTTACAATAGGATAATTCTCAATAGGCAAAATTTCGTTATAATGCTCTTTACGACCAATCGTTAATACTCTTTTAATCCTGTCAACAGGCACTTTTTTGAACTGTAATATACCTACATTAAGTAAATCGGTCATAGTAACGATTTGAATTTCAGTATATGAAGCGGGAATGGCAAAAGGTGAATTAGGAAAGCCCGGTACTAACTTTGCTTCTTTATTCGGGTCATTAGGGTCAATCTCAAAATGGAATGAACCACCTGTTTTAAGGTACATATTCATTTCAAATTCGACATCACCAGCTTTTGTTACATATTGCGGAGGTGCATTTTGACGTAAAATAATCGCTGCGGGTTTAGAACCAAATTCGATATATTCTTGTTTTGTAAATATCCATTCAGAATCATCTTTAGNATTCCAAACTCTGAACATAGGTACTTTAGTCTTAGTATATCTGTCAATTACCCTATACATAGTAGTATAATCGTAATCCGTAGAGTCAACCACCTGATTTTCACCGCCATATCGTGTAGTCGTAGGTTTATCATCCCAATCACCGCTTTCAGCAAGTGATAAATTAAAATCGGGATATATCTGTTTTACTTGACGGGCGTTATAGAATCTTACATAGAGTATGTGTGCGGCATCAGAGGAGTCCATTTCCTTTGAATTTGGGTCAATATATAAATATTGTGGGTCTAAAGACTCAATTTTAAGTTCGCCTTTACCCCAATCCGCATTAGAATCAACATAAAGCATCAATGAACCTAAACCTGTATATAAAGCATCCCTGATAGAACGCTTTAATTTGCTATTGCCTTTGGATATATACCAGATATATTCCATTAAATTAGAAATAGCATTAGCTGTCTTAATGTCGGATTTCTCACGACCATAAGCCATAAATCTTGGGGAATTATCGGTAAGATTGGCTACTGTCCATTCAATAGCCGGAGTAATCTCGTTATCGGATAAGGCGGGTTTATTGGCATTGATTTGTGCCTGTGCATCTGCTTGTTTCCATTGTAGTCCTAAAACGAACCCAATAGAATCAATAGCATCTAAACCCCAACTTTGCCTATCGGCATTGTTATATTTCTGATATAGTTCTTCCGTCAACCACTCCTCTTTAGTAACAGGAGTCGTTCTCGTAGTAACAGGTTGCTTAAAATCGTCTAAAATTAATTGATTTTCGATATTACACCAATCGGTAAAATTTACAGGTAAAAATTACCGATTGATATATGTAAAAGCAAATTGAATTAAAAATATGTATAAATCAAAAATCACGGAGTATGGATACTCAGCGCTGAGTATGGATACTTAGTGATTATTCAAAGGTGGGTTCTTGATATTGTGCCGTGCAAAGGAGTGGAAAAAGTCATATATGTAAAGTTACAACTACGGTTCTTTTCAACTTTGGCATTATAATCTTTCCCGCATTTGGGACATAATTTCTCATCTTCGAGAAAATGAGACTTGGCAAAACAATGTTTACAGGTTTTCTCAATCATATTCTTTACGTCAACATCAACGTAATTTTTGCAATTAGGACATACTTTGTGAACATTCTTGAACTTTAATTCAACTGCCGTTAATTTAACTTCGTGTCCACAATTCACGCAATTATGAGATGTGGTAATCTCGACATCCATACCAACGTAATAACTATCAGGCTGAATTAATGACATATTAACTCCTTAACAATTTAATTTAGACATCCAAGACCGTTCCATATCGCCTCTAACAGGTCTTTTGTATTTAGGTTTTTCTTTAATATCGTGTTCCGGTGGAAAAGATTTGGTAATAGCCCAATACAGTCCGTCAATGGTATCATCGTGAACTCCATTAGAACCGAACATAATCATTTCACTACGCAACTCCTCCATAGATTTCATCATATATATTTTATGTTGTCTATGAATGGGCTGCAATATATCCTGATAGCGTTTGGATTTAGATTGCGTAGGATTATTCTTGGCACGAAGTCCGGGTATATATAAATCAGGAAACATAATCTCAATAGCAGATATAAATACCTTTTGTGCGCCTGTTGTCTCTAATGTTACATATCTTGGCTTCAATATCTTGAATAATTGTACTATCTTTTCACAGGTTTCATCTGGTTCAAATCTGCCACGCATATAGGGCAGTACATAATAGTTGCGTGATTTATCAACCGCAATAGGCATAATAACGGTAAAATCAGCTCTGGCATTAGTTGA